GGAGCGCGCCGCAGAGATGTGCGCGCGTGGATGCGTCACAACGCGAAGCACTACGAAACAGCGACCCAACTTGCCGAGGCTGCGAACGCTGTTTTCCGGCTGCCCGGTGATGGTCTTGATGACGAGACCCACTGGGTCTGGGATGAGGCCGCAGAAGCCACCCAGTAACCCCCACTCCCCGGCAGTGCCGGGGGCAGTACAGAAGAAAGAGCTGAAGATGGATGCGCGTACCGCACGAAGCCTTTTGCGCTATGACCCTGAGACTGGAGAGCTGTTTTGGCGAATCCGCGCAAGTCAGCGCGTCAAGCCAGGAGACCGCGCAGGCGCTAACGGCGGAGATGGATATTTGACTGTTGGGATCAGAGGGAAAAACTGGGCGGCTCACAGGCTCGCGTGGCTGATACACCATGGACAACTCCCATCAGGGATGATTGATCACATCAACGGGGACCGCTCTGACAATCGCGCCGTCAATCTAAGAGATGTGACCCCCAAAGAGAATGCGCAAAATCTCCGGTCGGCGCACCGCGACAGCAAGTCAGGATTCCTTGGCGTCAGTCCGTACAGAAAGAAGTGGGCGGCGCAAATTATGCGAGCAGGAAAGCTTCGCAGGCTTGGGAATTTTCCGACGCCAGAGGAAGCAGCTCAGGCATACCTGCAAGCGAAGGCCGAATTTGACGCTTCTGAAACACCCGGATAGACATCGCGGCGTCACGTCGCCCTGGAGCCCAGGGCTATCACACATGCCCCTGCGTCCCTCGGGATAGAACGGCCGTTCTGGCGGGGGCAGTTGTGATGGCTTGACCCGCGTAACGCCGCGCTCAACGGCACAGCGGGTTTGAGAAGTTGGAGAACGGGGCGGACGAAATCCCGGTATGCCGCCGACCTGATCGCCTTGTGCGTGAGGGTGCCGACTAGGGTGCCATCACCCCATTCTGGGCGGGTTGCCAGTTCCTGCAGCGGAATCAAACGCGGAGTGAACTGGACAGTGAACGTGGAGCTGCGAAAGACCACGAGGAATTGGGAACAGTGCCAGAGGATTCCCTGACGCCTCGGAAAGACGAGGACCATCATTGAGTCGGAATTGGCCGGGCTGTCGGCTGGGCCGTAGGGCGAAGCGAAGCACAAGACGCGACGCGCGGTTTTCTAAGACCTGGGGATCAGCGCCAGGACGACTCAATGATGGTGGATGCGCAGTTGCGATGCGCGGTCAAGAGACACACAGCCTGATCGCATTGGGTGCTGTTGCCAATGCAAGCCGGACAAGCAACCGGCCACCATCAACCCTTTACCCCTCGCCCCCTCCCACGGGGGTTTAGCCCAGCCACAGCGCTGGGCTTTTTTATTCCCACAGCCAACTTCTCAAGGAGCCGCACATGGCTGAATCGACCGCGCCCAAGATCGTCATCAAGCACCGCTATAGCGAAGCGGTGTTGTTCGAGTTCCAGCCCACAGACGAGCAGCAGACCAGCGGGCTTGCCATGCGCGCGGCGCTGGAGGCGGCCACAAAGGGCGGCGCGAACCTGCGCGGCGCGTACCTGGGCGGCGCGAACCTGCGCGGCGCGAACCTGGGCGGCGCGAACCTGCGCGGCGCGAACCTGGGCGGCGCGTACCTGCGCGGCGCGAACCTGGGCGGCGCGAACCTGGACGGCGCGAACCTGGACGGCGCGTACCTGGACGGCGCGTACCTGGACGGCGCGAACCTGCGCGGCGCGTACCTGGACGGCGCGAACCTGCGCGGCGCGAACCTGGGCGGCGCGTACCTGGACGGCGCGAACCTGCGCGGCGCGAACCTGGGCGGCGCGAACCTGGACGGAGACAAGAAGCTAATCGGCGAACGCCCCGTTTTCACAGTCGGGTCCATCGGTTCACGATCGGATTTCTTCACCGCCTACATCACCGACAAAGGCCTCTACCTGCGCGCCGGATGCTTCTTCGGCACGGTAGCCGAGTTCGTCGCCAAGCTCGAAAAGACGCATGGCGCGAACCAGCACGCGCAGGAGTATCGGGCCGCCCTGGAGCTGATGCAGTGCCACGCCCGCCTGTGGACGCCAGTGGAGGTCTCCCATGAATGAGCAAGTCCATTCCACGATGCGCCCCTTCGTCAACGCGCTCCTGCACCGCCCCTGGCAAATGCTGGAAGACGTTGACCACTTGGCGCGCGAGCAAGCCATGCGGGAGCGGGACTACGCGCGCCGCCGTGCTGCGCACCCTGATCCCAGCGATCCCGATCACCCGGACGAACTGGAGGAAGCGTGATGCCCCCGATCGAGAACATCAAGACGGGCCTGCTGGCCCTTGCGGCCATCCTGATCCTGCTGGTTCTGCCTGCCTATCTGGACGGTCAGAGCGCGGCCGAAGTGGACGCGGCAGTTGCAGCAGAGGCAATAGCCGCCCCGATGGATGCGCGAGAGCAAGCGCGGCGGGAGTGGCTTGAGCAGTTTGCGGAGGTGCGGCGATGAAAGAGCGCCCGATCCTGTTTTCTGGCGCCATGGTGCGCGCGCTGCTGGACGGCACGAAGACGCAGACGCGGAGAGCTGTCGCCAATGTCGATCCGGACGGCACAGTGTGGAAGAGCCGCAGCCGCATGTATGGCGTGCGGCCACACACCTCCGCGCCGCCTGACATCCTGGAGTGGTGCCCCTACGGACAACCTGGCGACCAGCTCTGGGTGCGTGAAGCTTTCATGCATGAGCCCGCCGACTACTGCTGGGAGGCCAGCGTCAGCGTTCCGTGCAGACCGGCTGTCACAACCTACCGGGCAGACTTTCCGAACTCACAGCCCGGCGAAGGCTGGAAGCCCAGCATCCACATGCCCCGCGCGTTGTCGCGCATCACGCTGGGAATCACCAGCGTGCGCGTGGAGCGTCTGCAGGACATCAGCGAGGCTGACGCGCTGGCCGAGGGCATCGTGCGCCAGGCAGATGGCGGCTATGGCTTGGCCGACACCACGCACTACCACTTCACCGACCCGCGCCAGAGCTACCTGTCGCTGTGGGAATCCATCAACGGCGCCGGCAGTGTGGAGGAAAACCCCTGGGTGTGGGCCGTCGAACTCCGGAGGCTGCCATGACCACCCCCACCGAATCCCCCGAGGAAATCCACCTCACTCCCCTTGAATCCCTGGTGCTGTGGGCCCTTGCGTGTGTCGGCGGCTGTGCTGCTGCTGGCTTTGCCGCAAGCCTCGCTGCGGCGTACTGGATCTATTGAGGAAACCATGAACGCCATCGCAACAATTGAACAGTATGTCTACGGGGCTGAGAACAGCTTCCAGAGTGTGCTTGTGGACCGCTCGATCAACTTCGAGCGCGAAGCTGGATTTGCCATCCAGATTCTGACCGCTGGAGATTACATCGCCAAGTTGGCGGCGGGTGACCGGCAGTCCGTGGTCAACGCTGTGACCAACATCGCAGCCATCGGCATCAGTCTGAACCCTGCCAAAAAGCAAGCCTATCTTGTGCCGCGCAAGGGAAAGATTTGCCTGGACATCAGCTACATGGGCTTGATCGACCTCGCGATCCAATCGGGCTCGATCATGTGGGCGCAGGCGGGGCTGGTGCATGCCAACGATGCCTTCACACTCAATGGCTTCGACCGACCGCCAACGCACGCTTTCAATCCGTTCTCGAAGGAGCGCGGAGAGGTGGTCGGGGCATTCGTGGTGGTCAAGACGCACAGCGGCGACTATCTGACCGAGTGCATGAGCCGAGAAGAAATCGACGCCATCAAGAATCGCTCTGAATCCGTCAAGGCTGGGAAGTCGTCCCCGTGGGACACCGACTACGGCGAGATGGCCAAGAAAACCGTGGTGAAGCGGGCCTACAAATACTGGCCGAAGTCCGACCGCCTGGATCAGGCCATCCACCACCTGAACACCGAGGGCGGCGAAGGGCTGGCATCGCTGGCGCCCAAGCCTTCGGCAATCGACCCGGCGCCAATCATCGACGGCGTGCGCGCGACGAAGACGGTCGATGAACTCAACGCGTACTGGGCAGAGCACAACGGCAAGCTCGCCAATGAGCTGCCATCGCATGACGCATTCAAGAAGGCCTGCCAGTCGCACAAGAAGCGCCTGACGGCGGAAGCGGCAAAGGCAGAGGCAACCGATGTGGAGGTGAAAGATGCCGTGGCTACATCTTGATCAAGGCTCAGAAGAATGGCTGACAGCTCGTCGGGGCAAGATCACCGGCAGCAGGTTCCGCGATGCCCGCGAGAAGCTGAAAAGCGGCCAGCCTAGCAAGGCCTGCATGGACTATGCCCGCGACATCGCACGCGAGCGCGTTGGCGGCCACGCTCCGTCGAAGTTCCAGAACGCAGCAATGCGCACCGGCAACGAGCAGGAGCCGATCGCGCGCGCCATGTACGAGGGCCGCACGGGGCACATGGTAGATGAAGCTGGGTTCTATCTGTCTGACGATGCGGTGTTTGGCCTCAGCCCGGACGGTCTGATCGATGACGACGGCGTGCTGGAAATCAAGACCATGGTTAGCAGCGACACCCTTTTCACTGCCGTGGCCGATGGCGACATTTCGGCCTACATGGACCAGTGCCTGGGCTACCTGTGGCTGCTGGGCCGCCAGTGGGTTGATCTGGTGCTCTGGTGTCCCGACCTGCAGCACATGGTCATCCACAGCATCAACCGCGATGAGGACGCCATTGAAGAGCTGGAAACCGACATACTCGCGTTCGCCGGCCTGGTGAGTCAGTATGAGGCGAAGCTCCGTGCCGCCCTGGCGGCAAACGCCCCAGATGTTCGTGAGGCGGCTTAATGCCAGCGCCTTCGACCACGCGCGACGCCATCATCGCCGCGTTGCGTGAGTGCGGCCCCATGAGCGTGCCTGAGCTTGTCGAACACCTCGGATGGCCGCGCAACCGAATCAACGCCTGCCTGACGACAGCGCGCGCGAACCATCCGGGGAAGTTCTTCCGGATCGTCAGCTACCGCAAGCAGGTAGGTGTGCAGGGCCGGGAGACACCGGTTTATTCGGCAACTCCTGGCCCCGACGCCCGGCGCCCTGCATTTGACCGGCAACACATCATAGATCGCCGCCACAGCTATTACCTGCGCAATCGAGCAAAACGCGCAGCAGAAAGAAGGCTCCGCAACGGGGCGGCTGC